CCACACTATTGAAGAATGTGTAGTTAAATTTAACTTAGGTAAATCAACAATAATAAAATACACCAAAAATAAGTATGTTAAATTAAGTGATGAAGAATTAAAAATTAGGAATTATCAAAAAGTTAAAAACTTTCGCCAAAAGTTGAAAGAAAAAGCTATTGAATATAAAGGTGGTTGTTGTCAAAAATGTGGGTATGATAGATGCAATTCAGCGTTAGAATTCCATCATTTGGACCCAAATGAAAAAGATTTTGGTATTGGTTCTTACTCGGTGTTATCATGGGAAAAGATAAAACCAGAACTAGATAAATGTATCATGGTCTGTGCAAATTGTCATAGAGAAATACATGAAGAATTAAATAAATAGGCATGTAGTGAAATGGTTATCACGCAACACTGATACTGTTGTATTTCGAGTTCGAATCTCGGCATGCCTACTAAATATTGATACCGAAGAGGTTATGGGTTCGAGTCCCGTGTTTCCTACAATTTATAAGGTGCCAAAACTCACTAAAAAACATAGTTTTGGCCACTTATAAAAATGCAGATGTATCCCCTCAAGCTTATATCTTGTAGAAAGGGTAGTTGGTCACATGTGAGTTCGAATCTCACCTTCTGTACAAAGTTTATGCAATCTATGGGGTCTCTCATGTAATATTGAGGCGTGTCTAACCCAAAGCCTCTAAACTTTTTTATTCTTCGGTAGCTATAATGGTCAGAGCAATCGGTTGTTAACCGATGGGTTGGGGGTTCGAATCCCTCCTGAAGAGCAAAATAATTTGGTTACCCCGCTTGTTCCGTATGGGGTTATAAAGATGAATCAATTAACGGAACTCATGATGGAGACCTTGCCAAGAAAGGAGGTTAAAGATTCTAAACATCGACCAAAATGCCGCTAGTCAGTGGAGTACAACTATCCCTCATATGGATGGAAAGGTGAGTTCGAACCTCACAGGCGGTACCAAATTAAATATGCCCTCGTAGCTCAATTGGATTAGAGCACACGATTACGACTCGTGAGGCTGGGAGTTCAAATCTCTCCGAGGGTACTATACATGCACTTATGATGTAACAGGATAGCATAACCGCCTTCTAAGCGGTTCGTCTAGGTTCGAATCCTAGTAGGTGTACAAATGGAGAGTTGCCAGAGTGGTTAATGGAGCGGTTTGCTAAATCGTGGACCCGAAAGGGTTCCGTGGGTTCGAATCCCACACTCTCCGCTATTTACCAATATGTTGATTATTAAAATAAGTTAAAATGGTAAATATTCATCATTTGATGGTTGTGGTTTCTCGTAATATTGCTCAGCGTCACCAACACCATAATTTTTACTTATATCGTATTTAAGGTTATTGCTAATATCTGATGACAAACATTTTTCAGCAAATCGTTTATCTAAATTTTTAGCTTTAAGCCAAACACATGAAAACTGTTTATCTTCGGATTCATCAAAATACTTTTCAAAAATATTATAGTTGTTGGCAAGAGTAGATAACTTTACCTTATCTTTAGCTTCTAAATTAGAATTATATAACATATCATAAAAATTAACTAATTTATAATTAACGACAATATTATATTTTATTTTTATTGGTAATTTATCACTAGTTAATAATATCGATAAAACATCAGTGTTATCACCAGCAGCTTTTAAAGCCAAATAATCATCTAAGTTAACTTTAGCTTTATGAATTCTACCTGTCCACATATTTTTCGACTCTGAATCATCATAATCATTAATACCTAAATCAATATTTAATTTTACCATCTTCCTTAAAACCCTAAGATAAGCCCTTGAACAAACCATTATAATAACCCTTACATCTGATAAAATTTCTTTTATATTATCTTTACCTTGTAAAAACTTTATAATATCATCCTCACTCCTTAAACGTAATAACTCATTAACATTTTGTTTAACATCACTAACACTAACCTTATCAACACCTTTGAAAGGTTCAAAACTATTAACAAAATTATATGGAATACCTAAAGCGGATAATTCTTTTAATTGAATACTATATTTAGAACTAAAATCTACTTCATCACTCAATATGTCAACACTAAAAACTATTTTGTTATCCAAAGGCATAGTATGGTTTTTTTGTTTAGATAGAATAGTTTCTTCATATTGGTTAATAGGTAGACCATCTCTTGAAAACCCCTTTTGGTTTCTATACTCAGTATCGTCTTGTCTATTATAGTAGTGAACTGGTTTTATTGAATATTTTGAACTAATATAATCACCATTTAAATTAAACCTAATAATACCCCATTTTAAATTATATAACCTAGTAGTAGATAATGCAGATTCATACTTACTAATAGATGGGTCTTCATCATATTGATATTCCATTTTATGGAATTTAAACCCATGGTTTTTTACGTTTACACTAAAACCATTTCCGCTAGTGAAATGATATAGAACGCCACGAGATACTGCTTCACTTAAAACTTCCTCAAATATTTTTAAAATTTTCATTTAATTTCTTTTTATAATAAATATCTTAAAAAATAAGATTAGTAATATATTAGACTATTTAAAATTAGACATTTTTTACTGATATTTTTAATTTTTTAATGATATTTATAATATATGAAATCATTAATTAAAAAATTATTAAGGGAAAGTCTTTTAAGTGAAGATTATGTTACATCATCTCAGCTTGGTAAATTAGAAATTGAATTAGATAATTTATTTAAAAGTGTTGGTGTTGATATTGAATTTACAAAACATTTTTTGGATAGGGTGAATGATGTTAGAAATGGTAAGGAAATTACAATTGAAGAACTTAGGGATATCTTTAAAAAGATTTATTCACAATACAAAGAGCAGTTAATTAAATATAAAGATGGTTTTGAGGCTGTATTTAAAAACAACCCAACAAATATTAATATCCCGTTTACTATAAGTTGGGATAAGGAAAATGGTGAGTTAGATTTAATCAGTAAAACCATTATGAGAAAAAAGGATTTTGAAACATCAAATCAAATCCTTTATGTTACTGGTAAAGAACAACAACCACTACAAGCACAACCAAACAAAGATAGGTTTAAAAAAATCAAACTAACCTCTGGTGATATCATTAGATATTATGAACAATTAAACAAATTTGAAACATTAGATGGTCAAAGTATTGATATTGATTCAATATTTGATGAGTTACCAGAAGATATTCAAAATAAGATAATGGAATTAGCTGAAAATTTTAAAGTTAAAACTAATTTATTTAATAATTAGAATATATCATTGAATGAAAAAAAATATCATATCATATATAAAACTACTTGTTTAGTTAATAACAAATATTATATTGGTATGCATTCAACCGATAATCTGGAAGATGGTTATATGGGTTCTGGTAAAGCAATAAAATTTTCAATAAAAAGATATGGTAAAGAAAAACATAGAGTTGAGATTTTAGAAATAGTTGAGAATAGAGAATTATTAGCTGAAAGAGAAAAAGCAATTGTCACACTATCAAAAGTCAAAAATGGTAAGTGTATGAATTTAAAAGTTGGTGGTATTGGTGGGTTTACTAGAAAGGCTAAAATTAAGAAAAAAGTTAAAAAGAAACCAATAGTAAAAAAGAAACTTATTAAGTTAAAAACAAAACCTAAAAAATAAATTTGTTATATTTAAATATATTTTATATCTTTGTGGTATGAAAGATAAAATTAAATCTATATTAAGAGAAGGTACGCTTAAAAATTCATTAGGTGTAACCATTACTAGACCAGACCAAGTACTTATTGTAATGAGGGGGATTCCAGGTTCTGGTAAATCAACAAAAGCAAAAGAATTGGCTGGTACTGATGGTGTTATTCATTCAACAGATGATGTTATTGAAGCTCAAGGTGATTACAGGGAATTCTTCGAAAAGATGATTACAACTAAAGACTTTAGTCCTTTATCTAAAGCACACTCAACAAATCTTACAAATCTTATCAATTCATTAAAAAGTGGTGTATCACCAGTTATCTTAGATAATACAAATATTAAACAAAACGAATCTAAAGTTGCAGTTAAATCAGCATTAGATTTAGGGTTGGATGATAAGAACATTCAATTTGTTGATATTGGTACTGGTGGGTTATCAGCACAAGAATTAGCTGATAGGAATACTCATGGTGTTCCATTGGAAAAGATTGAATCAATGATAGCTAGTCACGCTGGTCAAGGCCCATTAAGTGTTGCTAGTGTTATGGGTTCAAAAGATATGTATAAAGAATCTGATGTATTATATTCTGCTGTTGTTTTAGATAGTGGTTCTAGAAGTTCACTATTATCTATGGTTGAAAATGAAATTCCAGATGGTTGGAATATTATTGCACACCATATGACAATTGTATTTGGTAAACCAGTACCGAACAAAGAAGATTTAGGTAAAGATATAACACTTAAAGTTACGGAATTGGGGTTATCTGATATGGCTATGGCTGTTAAAGTTGAAGGATACCCAACTAAAAATGCAACACCACACATCACAATAGCTGTTAACCCAAATGGTGGTAAAGCTGTTATGAGTAATGATATTACTGAATGGAGAAAAATAAAACCATTCAACGTTATTGGAAAAGTTACTGAAATAAAAAAATAAATATGAATATTTTTGTTCTAGATGAAAATCCACAAGTTGCTGCGCAAATGCACAATAATAAACATGTAGTTAAGATGATATTGGAAACGGCTCAATTATTATGCGGTGTTCATCATGTAACTGATAGCCAATATCTAATACCGTATAAGTTATCACATAAAAATCACCCATGTTCAATTTGGACCAGGGAGTGTATTGAAAATTATATTTGGTTGTGTGATTTGGGTATGTCATTATGTGAGGAATATACATATCGTTATGGTAAAAGACACAAATCTCAGGATGTTATTGAATGGTGCTTGATAAACACACCAAATATACCAACCAATGGTGATATAACAAACTTTGCTATGGCCATGCCAGATGATTGTAAAATTGATTCAGTCGTTGATTCATATAGATTATACTATATGACACATAAAAAAAGCTTAGCTGACTGGAAAAATAGAAAAAAACCTGATTGGTTTGTTGTTGATTAATAAAAAAACTCATATTTTTACAAAAAAGAATCGATGGAAGATAATATGGAAAGATATGATGAGTTATCTATTAAACTACTAAAGATAGGTGAAGCCTTGATAATGGAAGGTGAAGATAAACAAGATTATGTAATTAGCACTATTGGTAATTTTATAATCTTTATTAGCTCATTAATATATGATGAAAATGATATGCATGTATTTTCTGAAATGTGTAGTATGATAGCTGCTAAGAAAATGATGGAAGAAAGTGAAATAATGGGGTTACTTGGTGATTTAAGTTTTTCAGAACTTGAAAAATTAATAAAAATCTTAAAAGATAGAAATAAATAGTATTTATTTTTTTATGAATTTGTGTTATATTTATGATAAAACACAAACTTATGAAAAGATTATTATTATCATTATTTTTATTATTAAATACATTATCATATGGTCAAACATTAATAGCATATGATAATATTGAAACGTGGAATTGGTTAGGTGGATGGTGGATACCCGCTTTAACCACTGGGTATTATACAAATTATTTCGTATCATCTAATTCGAGTGCTGTAATTTATGGGGTAACAAAACCATCAGAAAATGCGAGCAACTCTAATATAGAACAAGATTGGTATTCATTACCAAATATCGTGGTATCACCAACTCACTCACATACCTTTAGATTTCGTTTAGGGTCATATAGAGCAACATCTACCGCATCTGGGTCGGGTGTAGATGGACCTGATTATGTAACTGTACAACTTAGTACAGATAATGAGGTTACATATGTTAATGAAATGAGGATAACGGGGTTTTCAAATGCTTATTGGAATTATAATGGGGCAATCGCAGCAAAGACGGCGAATGGTGGTTTGACCATATATGCACCTACGGCTGGTGGTAATAGAACAACTACTGGTGATGGTTACTCTGTAATTGAATTAACTATACCATCTGGTGTATCAAATATTGCGGTTGATTTATATTGTAGAGTAAATGCTACTGGTGAAGAATGGTGGATAGACAATATATCTTTAACACAAAATACTGGGCTACCAATTGAATTAATCAGTTTTGAAGGGACTAATATTGATAGTTATAATTTATTAACCTGGTCAAGTGCAACTGAACATAATAATGATTATTATTTAGTAGAACGTTCCACAGACGGGTTTAATTGGTCTGTAGTTAACAATCAGAACGGTGCTGGTAATTCCACATCTAAAATTGATTATAGCTTCAGAGACTTCACTTATGAAGCAGCAATTAATTATTATAGATTAACCCAGGTAGATATTGACGGTCAATCAGAAACTTTTAAAACAATAAGCCTTAACAATCTTGGTAAAACAAAAGAAGTCTTATACTTTACGAATTTATTAGGTCAAATTGTGAATGACGATGATACAGGTAACTTAATTGTTCATTATACTGATGGTACAACTGAAAGAATTTATAGATAATTAAAAATAAAGTAAAAATAAAAAGGTAATCATTTGGTGGTTACCTTTTTTTTATGTATATTTGTCAATAAATAATTAAAGTATGTTAGCAATAGTAGAATACATAAAGAAAAATGGGCTTAATAAAGCTGTTTCAGAGTTTAAATTGATAGTGAAAGAGTATGAACACAAAATACTTTTAAAATACAATCAAATAGAGTCTAATATGTCCTTAGAAGAAGTTAAGGATTGTAGAGGTCTTATTCTTGAGAAAGATACTTTAAAAGTTATGTCATTAGCATTTAGAAAGTTTTTTAATAATGCTGAAGGTCATGCGGCTAAAATAAACTGGGATACTGCACATGTTCTTAATAAAGAAGATGGTACAATGATTCAAGTTTATTGGGATTGGCATAAAGAAATTTGGTTTGCAGCAACTACAGGTACTGCTGAGGGTGAAGGTGAAGTGAATAATAAATATGGTACTACATTTAATGAATTATTTTGGGATACAGTTATTTCAAAGTATTCATTTAACACTTGCCTATTAGATAAGGACCATGTATATGTTTTTGAATTAACAACACCATATAATATTGTTGTAACACCACATGGTGAATCATCATCTAAATTATTGGCTGTTAGAAATAGATTAACATTAAAAGAAATACCATACAATGATTTATTTATGGTTTCGGTATCATTAGGAATACCATTGGTTAAATCTTATGATTTAAATGCTAAGAATGCTGGTACATTAATCAAGACATTTGAAAACATGCCATGGTCTGAAGAAGGCTATGTGGTTAGAGATGCTGATGACAATAGAGTTAAAATCAAAAATCCAGCCTACCTGGCCGTTCACCACTTAAAAGGTAAAACTGCTGAACACAATATTATGGTGATTGTTAAAACCAATGAAATTGAAGAATTCATTTCAACTTTCCCAGATAGAAAAGATGAATTATTGAGATTAAAAGAAGGTTATGATGATTTGGTTAATAGATTAAAGTTTTTGTGGGAAGAATTAAAGTTGCATAAACCTAATAGTATAATAGCATCTGAAAAAAAGAGATATGCTGCTAAGGTATTTGAGTTATGTGATAAATATGATTTAAAACCTTTCACAGGAATGTGCTTTGGATTAGTTGATGGTAAAATACCATCAGTAAATGAATATATGTTAAACTACGATGATAAGTCGTTATATAAAATGTTATAATTATGACAAAAGAATTTTATACAGAATTAGCTGAGCTAATACAGAAACATAAGTTAACCCTTATGACTGGTAATCGAGATACTTTGGTTAAAACTACTAAAGGGTTAGAAGGTCAAATGATGTTTATCACTGATGGTGAAAAAGTGGTAAGTTTACGTGGTGGTGAAAGTATGGTACATAAATCATCAACAACAATTTTACTCAATAAACTTAGATATAAAGAATAAAAAGTATTAAACAAAAAAAACCACAGATATCTGTGGTTTTTATTAATTTATTTTTATTAAGTTTAAGCTGCAACTACAGTTAATACACCAGCATCACTAACAGTTACTTTATATCTAGTTCCATTTGGACTTTTCATTATTACGCCTTCACCAACCCCGTTAGTTTCAAGACTTGGAACATAAACTGTATCATCCGCTGTACCAATAATACCAGCACCACCGATAATTGCACTTCTAGCACCACTAACTGTTGAACTATATGAATGTACAAATGATGAAAGACCACTAGCAGTTGAATTTGTACCACCAGCATGTGAAAAACTACCACTAGCTATTGTTAAATTACCCTCACTATGTGAATAGT